ACCCGCATCATCCATACGGAATTCAGACATTGTTAGGGCCTCCTATCAAGAATCAGCGGAAAGAGTAAAGCTGGGGCCATTCAGCTCCAGAATTGCAAGACCGCTGCCAGTGGTGCTGCTCAAGAAACGAGCGTTCGACAGGCGAACGGTTTTTCCAGAAGCAAAAGCATGCGAGAATTGACCAGCCTTACCAGTGCCGCTAGCGGAATACAGCACACGTACAGGCGAAGTGGGCGAAACAGCACCAGTCACATAGACAGCCACTGCACCTTCGTTAGCCACATTCAGCACTTGCTGATTCTTCACGCCAGGACGGCTGTCGCTGTCCAGAGCGGTTTCATCAACATAGGTGAGAACATTGAGGCCCTGCACGGTGTCAGAAGCGCCAGAAATGGTAGCAGCAGAATTTGCAGCAGTGCCAGCAGTGTTATAAACAACCACATTACCGAAAGGCAGCACAGCGCCAGTTTCGTTGATGTAGGTGCCGATGGTGTTGTCGCGAATGTCGGACAGTTGACCTTCCAGCAGTGCGTCATGCTCCAGAGCGTAAGCTTGTTGCACACCACCTGCCGAAGCGGTGCCCGAGGCAGAGAAAACTACGGCCATGATTACTTAGCCTCCTTAGAAATGGAAAGGGGCTTCTTCCAAGCATTCTGCAGCATGTCCATATAAGCGGACGGAGCAGAAACGGGAGAAGCAATGGAAGCTACGGCTTTACGCAGCTCGTCAGTGGTAGCAGAATCCTTGCGGTCTGCATCGGCAAGCGTGTCAAACATTGCCTGCACGTAGTCATCGCTTTTCTCAGAAAGATCAAGCTCATCACCACGCACTGCTTTGATGGAATCAACCATCACTTCACGGGCAGTTTTGCCAGCGAAATCATAAGCACTGTCCAGGACAGGCTTGGCTTTTTCGATGAGAGCCACGCGCTCTTCAACCATGGAATCAAGGTTGATTTCTTGAGCGGCAGTGAGTTCGCCTTTCAGCTCTTCCACTTGCTCTGCCAGAGCATCGGCACGACCCTCAGCGGAATCGCACTTGCCCTTCATTTCTTTTTGCATGGCATCCATTTCTTCCTTCATTTTGGAAGCTTTGGACATCATCTCATCGTACTTATTCTTCATGTCCTCATAGGACATTTTGGCGTCTTCGCGTTCTTTAGTGATCGCAAGAGCAACGCTCTCCGTCACTTCAAACTCGGCGCCGTCAAATACGACCTTGGCAGTCATAAGACGTTCCTCAGTTGTTTTAAATAATGATGGATCAGCAGCATCTTGACGATCAAGATGAAGCTTCACTTGCGGGCCAGCGCGGCCCCGACGAACAACAGCGATGTGATTACCGATGATTTCCTTTTGGACGCCATCGTAATGTTCACCGCCTTCTGTAACGCCAGGCGTAGGATCATAATTTACCCTGTAGCCCGCGCTTACCTCACGAGCATCCCCTTTCATGATGCGTTTAATAGTATCTTCGTCAGTGATAGTCATCACTGCCTTCACGAAACCATTGTCATACACCACTTCAGTGCCACTAAAGCCTACTTGGTAGTCTTTTGTGTTCTCGGAATCGAGGAGCACAGGCGGATGTTCCGAAGTGATTGCCTTGCCCGCAAATGAAGCAAGACTATCGGGAGACGCCACTTCCGTTTCAGGACGATATTCGCGACGAATGGAACCATCACCATCTGTGTAGTGTTGGATGCCAGTTCGTGCGATTGAAGCCCACGCCCGAAGATAGCCTTCAGGAGTGAGTTCATATTTCTCAATGGGAGAGAAATCGTATCGGCAAGAGGTGGTGCTCATATTCATACTTTATCAAGAATAGAATGTTATACTTTATGAGCTTATGCAAAACGGAATAAAGTCTTGTGATGTTTTTGGCACGCAGCGCAACGGATGCTCTTAAACTTCCCCATCAAGAAGCTCGCATTCTCATTGCCTCTCGCATTAAAGAAGCCCGCCTAAATGCTGGCCTTACGCAGCATGACGTGGCCAAAGAGCTTCATATTAGTCAAAGCTCTTATTGTCGCATTGAAAAAGGAACTGCCCCTCCAGACTGCGTGCAAATTCGTACTCTTAGTGGTCTCTATGGAATCAGTGTATTGTGGCTGATGGGCTATCCATCATTCATTGCAAAAATTAGTTGAATTCTTGATAAATGCCATTTATCGGGAAAATTAATAATCAGTCTTCGTCGTCGTCTTCGCCACGAATGCTGGCAAGTTGGTTCTCGATGTCTTCCATAATGTAAGACTTTGCCATTGCCTCAATTTCAAACGTGAGGAACTTTGTCGGCTCAAAATGCTCATCAGGCTTTTCGTAGACGCTCATCACATAGATGTGTGTTTCGTCTAGCCGCCCATTCTTAAAACATTGCTTCTCCACTAGTTCCCATCGTGAAGTGTTGCGATGCTCGTTAGCGGAAAGAATAGAGAGAGCCTTTAAAAGACCAATACCTTCGTCCTCTTCTTCGATGACACGCACGTATTCGCTCATTGGTCTTTTTTGCGACTCTCTACCATCTTAAT